TTCTGAATGAAAGAAACACTAAGACGATGTTTCTTTGCAATCTGTTCGACTGTTTTGTGTGATTTTATTTTTGATGAATGTGTTTCTTTTATAAACTGCTTAAAACTTTTCATAAGAAACTTTCTAACTATTTAGAGATATCTTCTGCATTTAAACCATTCTTAAGAAGTTTTTGAAGTTCTGCGGTAGAACCAACAAAAAGAGCATTTGTGACGTTTTTTGGTCCAGATATTTGTTCCTTTTTTAGTTCTTTTACTTTTTGGTGAATATCCATCAATTTATCTGTAGAATCGGCAACATTTTTAATAAGTTGACCAAAAACTTCATATGCCCTTGGTTGCTGTCCATCTTGTGCTAACTCTAAAAGGCTTGTTGCTGCTTCTTGTCCTTTTTCAATTAAACTATAAAGAGTTCCACGGATATAATCATAATCTAACTCTGAATGATCTTTTTCTTCGATATTTTTTATTTCCTTTTTTGATTCTTTGATGATTTCCTTTGCAGTAATAGTTGCCTTAATATCCAAAGTTTCGTCTATCTTGTCAAAATTATTTTTCATACATCAATACCTTTGGTCGGACTATAGGTTTTGCCATCACCATAGTCGTAACGATATTCACTAAATCCAAAATCATCATCTTGTTTAATTAAAGCATCATCTACATTATTGATAAGATTTATAAAAGCACCTATTTTATGTGAAGAAATGGTAGAATCGTCTCTACCTCTAACTACAGTAATTATATTTCCATTTATTGATTCAATAAGCATTTCCTCATTATCAATTTGAATATAATCATTTATTGAAAGAGATGTCGCACTATTAACTTCAAATTCAACAACCTTTTCATCTATATTTTCAAAAAGTGAAGTGGTGTGGTCTTCATTATAATCTTGAATTGCTCTTGCTTCAGCAACATAACGAAGTTGTCTAGAGGCATTTTGTCTATTTGTGTCCGAATAGTAATCAACTTGTACTTTTTTAATTAACCCATCAGTACTATTTGGAATTGGGCCAAATAGGTAAGTTTTTGCAGTAAAATTTAAATTATATATTATAATTCTTTTTTCGTCATATCCACTTTCATAATTATCTTTAAAATCTATATTTTCGAGAATCATAGGTATATCTCTTTTCTCGCCAATCGAAGAAATTAAATCTATTGTTAAATTAAATGATGGTTGAAAATATGGAAGTATTTGTTCAACAATTTGAAGAGCATCTTCATTATATTGTGCCATAACTGAAAGTTGAATGCCTATGTTGTAGGGAACAGGCATAAAAACTTTATTTGTTATTTTAGTATCTGAAGTATTTAATGCTTTGAATGTTTGTAATGAAGAAACTTTTCTAGAATTATCATATTGAATATTAGTCATTTCAAATGCTAATCTAGGCAAAACAATTGAAACTCTTTTTCTTAAATCTGGCTTTTGTTCTAATCTTGCTAAAAACTTTTCAGTAGGTCCATATGCAATTGGTACTTTAATGCTACTATATTCATCTCCATTTTTATCTTTATGTTGAATTGTGATATTATTGAAAAGAGTCCCAAATGCTACAATAGTCTTCTTGACTATCTCGTGATAATAATACTGACCTAACATAATAATACCTTTTATTAACTATTTAGATTTAATAATCCCCAAAAGGGTTTTGCTCACTAAAATCTAAAATTTTATCAGATTCGGTTTGTATTGAAATATTTTCAGAATAAGGATCATTATCGTCCTGCTCATTGAATGATAGAATTTTATAATTTGCATTTGAACCCCCAAAAATTGTTCCCATTCCAGAAACTGTTTCTCCTAATGCGAATTCACCATTCAATATCTTAACTTTTAATATTCTTGTATCATAATCCCAATCATCGACTTGTGCTTCTGCTCCAGTTAAAGAACCAGTAACTGTCTCATTAAATACATAATTTCCAGTAGAAACTCCAATTGGGGAAGAAATTATAATAGATGGGTTTGCTAGATATCCAGATCCAGAATCTGTATACCTAATAGAAGTTACGATTCCTAAAGAATTTATTACTGCTTCTGCTTTTGCTGTTGTTCCAGTTACAATTTCGGGTGCCGATATTGTAACAATTGGATTACTAGAATAATCAAGTCCTCCGGAATTTATAACAATAGGACCTAATGAATTGGGAGAAATAATTGCAGTTGCAATTGCTCCAGAACCACTAGAACCTATAATGGTGACTGTTGGTATTGACGAATAACCAATTCCTGGATTTACAATAAAAATTTTATCAATTGATTTGCCAACTTGTCCGGAACGATTTGTCATAATTGCAACTGCTGTTGCGTTTACGCCAGAAGGAGGTGCAGAAATCAAAACATTTGGAGTATTTAAATAACCAGTTCCATCATTTATTAAATCAATTTTCGAAACAGAATTTCCAGTAATTGGAAATGAAAGGGCAGAGGCAACTCCTACATATGCTAATGCAACAGATGCAGAAGAAGTAACCATTTTGAGTGTAGAAATATAACCAAAATCTTTTACAGAATTATCTACTTCTGGAATAGATGTGTCAATATCGTCATCTGCTTCATAATCAAATACTTCACATTTCAATTCATAAACATAAAGATTATTTAATTGATAAAATGGTGCCTTTCCTTCTACATATTTTATTTCAAATATAGTATTATCTAATGGTAAATAGATAATATCTCCTTCTTCTGGTCTTGTTCCTACCTGTATTTCTGTGTCGTCTACTATAAATGAAGATATGAAATCTTCATATCTTTCTTTGGAAATAATTAAAGTCAATTCATCTGTAGTTTGTACACCAAATTTTGACAAAACATCTCCATTTCCACCAAATCCTTGATAATTCATCAAGTATGCTTCTATTCTGTATCCATCATAAAAATTTGATACAACTATTTCTTTTATAACACTTGGTTTATTTACAATTCTTCTTGGTATATAAACAATATCTTGTCCATACATTCTTAATTGTTCATTTATTAAATCCTGTACTAATCTTTGTTCACTAGCAGAACCTTGTAGAAAATATGGATTAAGTGGAGACATAGTATTATCCTATCATATCCATTGGTGGTGTTTCATATTCATTTTTCAGTTGATGTTCGGCCTCTTCTACCTCTTTTATTGCATCTTCATATATTTGTCTACCATTAAGTTGAACACCACCAGGAAGCATTACACCTTGGAATTTTATCATATTTTGTCCCCATTGTCTTTTAATTAAGGCAGTTACATATTTTTTTAACCACCAATCATTATATACACTTGACACATCTGCTGGATTTACCATTCTATAGCAATCAAAAATAAGATAATTAGTTGGACTCATTTGGCTCCAGTCAATATCTAAATATAATCTATGATTTTTCTTATTAAATCTGGTTTGAATATCTGGAGTAATAATTCTACTTAAATCTTCTAGATATGTTTTTACCATCGCATAATTTAAAAGATCAAGTGCTCCATAGTAATATAAGTCATTTAAAAATAATTGATATTTAATATTAAATAAACCACTCGAAATAGTACTAGAGTCTACCTTAAATACATTATTTACACCAATTACATGATCAGGAAGTTGTATAAAATTATTAGATTCAGTATAAGAAACAGTCAAAATTCCTACATTTGATGATGCAGTTGAAGTTGTGACTCCTGTTCTTATAGAATCTAATTGGCTTTGTGATAACTGATGCTTTAAAAATACTTTTTCGATACCATCATAATGTCTTTCATTAAAATATTGAATCGCATCATCAACCAAATCATCAATTTGATCATCATCTACATTAATTTCTAATACTGGATAACCAAGTTTTCTTAAACAATAATCAATTAATCCTTGGCGAGATGATGGTTGTGCCATTTTACATTACCTTCCTTTTAATATTTATCCCCATCTATGAAATTATTTTCCAATTCTGATATTTTTCCTAAAAGTTCTCTTCTTTCTTCTTCGAAATCTTTAAGTAGAGATTGTATCCTTGTTTCCAAAATAATATTTTCATTTGCTAAAAATGATAATTTTTGAGAATACGTATTAATCAAAATAGTTACATCAACATCATTTTGTTTGTTCATTCTAGTACTGTCCTCCATCTATTGTGCTTGTCCAAACTGGAACATTTGAGTTGTCTGTTGTTAAAATAAAATTAGAAGTAGACGCATATCCTATTTCTGGTGTGTTTGTGCTGACCAATCTCCCATCAGGAGAAAAATATGCAGACCCTCTAGTGCTTATTCCTAATGCATTTGAGAAACTAAATATAATTCCACCAACATCAATTATGCCTCTTGCTCCTGATACTACGTTATTGGTGATTGTAGCATCAGGAATAAAGGTCAAATAACCGGTACTATCTTTATATCCAAAAAAACCTTTTTTGCTATTAGTAACTCCAGAACCAACATTATAATCAAAAGAAATACCTTTGTCGGTATTAGTATCATAGTAATGTTTAATTGATAATTGTGATGTTGTTGAAATTGAACCAATCGTGTTGTCTTTAATTGTAATAATATTTGTATTGGCATCATATGAAGTGATTGTTGACAATCCACTTAAAGACAGATAAGAGCTTCCACTAATTATATCTCCAGTGTTAATTCCTATTATTGAATCTAATTTAATTGTAGAAATACCAACTTCAACTTGTGACATAACTGTTCTAGCACTTGTTATGTCACCAAGATTTATAATATCACTATCAGCATTTACAGTTGATGAATTAATTGAAGTAGTAGTTCCGTCAACCTGAAGATCACCTTTAATAATTACTGTTCCTTGATTGCTTAATCCATCTGGATATGGATCAATATACAATTTATCACCAGTTCCTGGTAAAGATGAAATTACATTTGAACTAATTTTAATATTGTCAAATATTGCACCACCAATATTTGTCAAAAGTCCATTTACATTAAGTCTTCCATTAATCGTCACTAAACCACCAAATGATGGTTCGTTAGTTGCTTGCCATTTCAAAATACTGGAATTATATACCAGTATCATTCCATTAATTTGACCATTAGATACATCAACATCAGATAGTTGAGATAATTTTCCCCCCGCAACAATAGATGTTGCAGGAACTTTTATGGCATTTTCGGAACCAAGTCTTACTCTTATTTCTGCCATTTGTTTTTATGCGGTGGTAATTCCAGCAGAGACAATTGCACTTCCTTCTACTACTCTAGTTTTTTTAAACTCTGGAGATGGACCTATTAACAAAACATCATAAGAATATCTTCCAGGTTTTAAAGTAGATGTAATTGATGAACCTAAAGCAATACTTATTTTTCCAAACGCTCTATTTTCAAAGATAACATTAAAACTAGCAGAAGTTTTTGAAGATGCAGGACTTTTTTTCATAACTGAATAGGCAGTATAACCAGACAAATTAAGTGGAGTATTTCCTACAGTTTCAAAATTAAATGTTTGTGTAAAGTCCGAACCAGCATTAATAATTAAATTACTGACGTAAGAAGCTGCCATTCTTTAAAACTTTACCATCTAATATATTTATGTTTTATTAGAGATTAGATCTATTAATAAATTTTTTATTTCATCAATATCTTTTTTGATATTTTGTACATCAGATTCTAATTTTTTTGTTTTTTCAAGTTCTTTTATTTTTTCATTTTTTATTTTTAAATAATTTTCGTATTCATAATTTGAACAATTCAAAATTGCATTTGTATTTTCATCTCTAAAAAGAGATTTATTATTTTTTACGGGTATCATGATACAGTTGCAATTGCTCTCAAATCTTTAATTCTTGGATACAAAGCTTGATTTGTTCCCGACATTAAAATTTTAATCTGAAATCCATTAAATGGTGCCACATTGTCAGCAGTAAATTCATAACTTCCAAAATCAGATGAAGTTGTCGAGGGTAAAACAAGTTTATCTGAAAGTCCACTACTATCTTTAGCATTAATAACATTACCTTCATTGTCAATATTCATATATCCTGGGAATAATTCAAAAAATTGTTGTTGCGAAGTTGCATCATCTCTCAATAATCTATACATTACTCTTATATCACTTGTAGAATTCCTAAATGCATCAAATAGTACCTTTAAACTATTAGCAGATTGTTTTAAATTTATAATTTTTGAAATATAAATTGCTGCATGTGGATCATCTACTAAAGTATTAACTCTAAAATCTGTGGAATAGTTTTGTACTGGACTATTCAATCTTGTCATTATTGTAATAATATTGACTCTATCCAAGTCCACCATGGGAGATACTTTTGAGTCTTTTGTAGAGAATAACATTTCTAAAGTGAAAGATTTTCTTCCTGGATAATTTGATAATTGATTATTTTCATTTACTCTGGAAGCAATAATTCTTGGAGACAATAAAATATTATCAGAATTTAATGAAATATCTTCATACCCTTGATCAATAAATGAAGATTCTGTTCCATCCGAACTTGTTCCTGAAAATGTTCTAATTCTTGAACTTATTTCTGTTGTTGATGGTGTTAAAGTTTGTATATTTGGTCTGATTATATTGAATGGTATATTTTGTGTTGCTTTTGGTCCTTTTAAACTATTTGTAACTGATAATGATGAATTGTAAGAACCACCAGATTTTGTTTCATTAAAATAAAGTTCTGGATATCCATTTACATTTCCAGTTGTTCTATCTACTCCATCCTTTGTGGTATCTAATGAAATACTATACTCATCAAGATCAATATTGTATGAATTTGAAATATTATGAGTTTTATTGATTCTATTTAATGAAACTCCATTTAATTCGTATTTAAATACTAATTCATTCGCACTATAATCTCCTGGTGATATTCCTCTAGAGATTCCAGTTAATGAATTTGTTGGCACATCAACACCTGTATAACGAATAATTTCATTTTGTATTAACGCATATCCAGTATTTGCAGCACTTACCGCAACATTTTCAAAACTTGTAAATATTCCAACAGATGACAAAATAATATTATTAGTGGAGTTATAGGCATATGAAGATGACAATCTAGATGGTGTCAAATCTGGTTCAATGCCACTTAGAGTAACTTTATTTTGAGATGAATACATTCCATGATTGTTGTGATTTATTGTAAACCTTAAACCATCACCAATTTCCACAAATGTAGTTACATTTCCATTTGTAATTGTATTAGTCCCTGTAGATCCAATATATTGAATATATTTTGTTGGATCTGTTGTATTAATTTTTCCCTGAACATTATTAATAATCAAAGAATTTATAGATGTAATAATTCCACTTGTGTTTGGAATTGAAAGTAGTAAATTTTTACCAAAAGAACCAGTATCTGATGGAGATATTGTCAATACATCTCCATAGTTATATCCAGTTCCTCCTACTGATACTGTAGCAGCAACAGCAACTCCATTACTTATAGTTATATTTGCCTTTGCTCCTTTTCCATATCCTGTAATTGAAACTAAATTTACATTTGAATATAAAGTAGGTCCACTCGTATAACCAGAACCAGCATTTGTAATTGAAAGTGTTGTATTTTGAGAAATAGATCCCAATACACCATTCAAACTGGCAGAAAATGATGCATTATTGGTTTGTAGAATCTTTACACCATTTGTCAATTGTATTTGATCTGAAGATCCAATACTTGTTCCAATTCCAATTAAACTTGATTTTGAATACATTTTTAATGGATTTGGTCTCAATGATACTATTTGCTTATTTCCAATATCTAAAATTGGATTATAAAATCTAACAGATGCAGGTTCTGTTGTGAAATTTGCTCTATAAAGAGTAAATTTCAAATCTTCAAGTTGACTTGCATCCCAAGTTGCTCCATTTTGTGATTTAAATAATGACCCCAACAAAGGTTGTTGAGAAACAATAATTTTTTCTGATTCTGGTTTTGTTGCAGTAGATACGTCAAATTCTCCCATTCTAGATATCCATACATTATATTGATCTGAAGCTGACATTAAAACCAATGCATAAGCATTACCAGATTCCAAATATACTGGAGATGGAAAAGTAAATGTAGTTGGAACTGATGCATCTTCTGATAATGATACTGAATCCGAATCTAATACTATTTCACCAAATGGTAAAATAGTTTGAGTTGGTAGTCCAGTTGTCATTGTTCTAATTTGAAGAGTAACTGGTAAATTATTGGTAGATTTTGATCTAAAGAATACATCACATTTTGTTACAAATATTCCATTCGAGTCATTGACTTCAAAAGATTGAGCTAAAGGATCTACCCATCTACTATTAGTTACTGATCTATTTCCAAATGAAGTATTTGCAACAATTCTAGTATCAGTTTCTGTCGTTACCCTTTGGTCCGTTCTAACATCCCTTGAAATTTCTGCATTTCTAATTCTAAGAGTTGTTGCTTCTACATTATCAAGTGTTCCACTTGAAGTGAAATTTGATTCTGCCGAGCTTTCACTAAATCCAGATATTTGAGAATCTACATCACTTGTTGTTAATCTGAGCGTTTTTGTTCCAGTTACAAATGATGGTGTTGATGGTGTTGTTGGATCTGGAATAAACAAAGAACCAATAAATGTTCCAACATTATCACTAATTAATCTTATATTTTTAACTTTACATATTGATTTGCTTGATTGTCCAACTAACTGCATATCAGCAATTACTGATCCATAAAAACCTGATTGTGACTGTATTTCTAAACTTGCAGTATCAATATTTAAAACAGTCGTTGATGATGAATATGAAGATGATAATGAACTAGAAGGATTGTATGGATTTATTAAATAGGTTTGTGTTGGTGAATTGTATGGACCATACTTATGATTTTGTGTTGCCAATCTAAATCTTATAGATCTTGAACCTAATGTACCAACAACTGTTTCTCCTGTAGCAAATGTTCCACTAGACATTGTAACTTCTAGAAGTTTTGGAACAATATAAGATGTCATATTGACATGATCAAAAAATGCATAAAATCTGCTAGTTGGTTTTAATCTTCTAGCAATAATTTCAATATTTCTGGACCTCATAAATGTCAAAATTTCTCTTGACACTACTCTATCGCCAAGATTCGTAGAATCAAATCTTTCTTTTACGCCAAATTGGATTCCTTGTCTACTTTGATTTGTGGTAGTTACTGTAGTTTGATTTGAAAAATTAACAAAACTATCTTGAAATGTTTGTGTTGTCGATTCTAATCTTGGTTGTCCAGTCCATGGAGTTAATGATGTATCCTCTCCTGTTTGAACAGATCCAGTTTGTGCGGTAAAAAATGCACCACTTTGAGATTGCTGGGAACCAGTCCAGCTAGTTTCCCAAGAACCCCAATCTACTGGAGATAGTCCAGTATTCGTATCTACTCCTAATTGCTGAACAAATGAATTATATCCACCTTCAATGTCAGCAGTTCTTTGTGTTTTTCTAGTTTCAATCCATGTATCTGTCGAAGGACTTAATTCAATAGAACCAATCCAATTTATTGTATTGAACGGATTTACATTTTCTATTCTAGTAGCAAATTTATTTGAAACATATTCAACATCCGAATAGTTCAAACAAACTACATCACCAACTCTTTTAATGTTTGGAGAACCAAGATCCGAAACAAATCTTAAATCAGCATTTGGGTCAGATTGAGTACTAATACCAATATAAGATTCAGAACCAAGTAATAAATCGATACTAGTAGAATATGGTTGTGGTTTTAATTCGCCAACAGCAGTATCTACACTTGCTTTATAAAGTGGATTTGAAATATCACCACCATTATAAGATTTAAAATTATCAACAAAGAAACCACACTTAAATCTGTCAAGTTGTGTAGTTTTATCTCTTATTGTTAAATTTTGTGTATCACTTTCCAATAATGATAATGAGGTATAATATTCCACATTTGACAATCTTTGATCTATGCTTGAAATATCCTTCATTCTATATCTCTTATGAGATGCAAGATTGATTTTTATTGTAGATATGTCATATACGTAAGCGGGCAGATATACTGTTCCTATCTCCAAAGAAGAATCTAATCCATTTGGTACTTTTGGCGATAGTGATGGAACTCCTTTATTGATTATAAATGCACCATCTTTATCTAAGAATATTCTATCAATTCTTGGCAAATAATATGAATATGATAAATTTATATTTTTATCTTTTGCAAAAATATTTGTCGAAGAACCATTATTATTTGAAAAATTTCTTGATAAAAATTCAAATGGTGATGTTGTTGAATTACCATTAAAATTAGAAACTCTTGGTCTACAATCCAAAATATCAGAAGTTCTTATTCCATTTACCGATGGTATATCAACACCATACCTATCACTATCATAAGAAATGACACCAACAAAATCACCAGAATCTAAAGAATCAATCGTATAGTTATTAAATATAATTCTTATTTTTCTTGTTGGAGCAGAAAAACCAGATTTTCTTATAATTTTTGAATAATCAAGATATTCTGATTTTTGACCATTATCAAAAATATAATTATTTTTGATGTTTTTATCTCCTGGAAAAACTATAGACACATTCCCTTGTATTCCAGATTCGTCAAAACTTATAAATTCATTTATTGAAAATGTATTTTCATTCATATATACAAAATCAATTTGATTAGTTCCTGAAGAAGAAACTAACATTCCAACGGCACCACTTTTTTCACCAATTATAATTTCCCCTTTTACCGCATTTAGAATATTAGATGACAAATTTGTAATTTGTAAATATGACAAACTTGGATCATCTGTAGTTGAAGATTCAATTACGGCAACAATATTACTTACATCAGGGACATTTAAAGAAATCTCTTTATCTTGTACTCTCAGACCATATGCTGAACTATAGGTCAATCCATCATTTATAGATGTTGAACCTATTCCTGAACCATTGAATGATGATTTATTGACAATTAATGAAGAGCATCTATTAAATATTTTTTTTCTAGTTTTTACCTTTATTTTTTTAAATGTTACTGTTAAAACTGCTTGCCCGTTATTGCTAATATTCTGTAAAGTTATAGTCCTACCAGAAACTGTAACTTTTTGATCGCTTAATGTTTCAATAGATCCCCCATTAATGAATCCTAAATTATAATCTTCCTCATCAAATGGTTCTAAAGTTAAATTTGGGTCTGTCTCTAAAGTTTGTACTAAACCTCCGGAAGAAATAGTTACATTATAACTTTTTCTTATAATTATATTTGAACTTGTTAAATCTAGATTTGATATGTTTGACTTATTTAATTTTGAATATAAAGAGACATCTCCAGTATTTAAAGTTAATGGTGTTATCTTTTTGAAATCTGATGTAGTTACTGAAGAAGATGGTACAGATCCACTACAAATTCCAGAAACTGAAGATAATGCGGAAATACTAATACTTTTTAATGATGTATTAACTTGAGATACTTTATTATAAGTCGGTAAATTTTCTCCAGGTTTTGTATATGATACAATATCTCCTGTATTGATGCCAACATAAAAATTATTTTTAGTTGATACAGTACTAATTCCTCCACTACTTGCAGAAATTGTAAATTGAGATCCTTGTGAAGATAATAATATTGGATTTGATAGTAAAGTATCTGCCGAAAAACTTACTCCATTACCAACAATTTGATGTAAATCTGAAATATTATAATCTCTAATACTAACAACAGTTCTGCTATTGTCTATACCATTAATTTGAATTTGTTCATCTTTATTAAATGAACCAGAAACTTGATATAATGTTAATAAATTTGATGATGTTACATTATTAACTAGATATCCACTTGCTCCACTATTTTTACCTACAACATATGCTGGAGTATTTTGAGATATTGTGGCATTTAGTGTTAGATTTGTATAGGTTTGGATATCATACAAAGAAATTTCATATTGAGTTGTGGCATCTGTATATGCAACATTTTTTAATTTTAAATCATATACTCTCGCAATGCCAATTTTATCTCCAGAAGAAATACCCGAAGCCACAGTCCTGCCATTATATAGATTTACCTGTGAGGTTGTTCCAAATCCGACAGGTATTGAACCATTTACATTATTTAAAATAATTTGCCTTCCAAGATTAAATGGAATTGCTTGATTATAATCACCATCTGTTGTTCTTGTCTTTTCTACATCTATAATTGTATTATTAATAGTTTCTACTTCATATCCCCTCACATATGCTTTTCCTGGACTTACTAATAAGCAAAATAAATCATTTGAAGCAGCATTTCCTTGTCTAGTTCTTTGGTTTTTATAATATATTCCATCATTTCCTATTCTATTATTTAAAGATTCTTTTGGAGAAATTTCAAAAGATTTTACATAGTAGTCCCCAGATTCATCATAAGTTCTTCTTGCAAATTCATCCCTAATTAAATTATAATTTGAATTTTTTACAAATTTTTGTAAACTTCCATTTTCTAATCTCAGCAATTCAATGAAATTTTCATCATTAAATTCAGTTAATCCTTTTTTAATTAAAGTAGTAGAAATCTTTAATCTATCTGCTCCTGGGGCAGCATAATTTGAAAATCCTTGAGCATTATCAAATAAATCCAAATATTCATCAGATGCTACAACAATTTCTTCATCAATCAATAAACCAACTCTATATGATGGTGAATTTGAATAATAATCTAAAATTATTGTTTGAGCATCTACTTTAATAAAAAATCCACGAATAAAATAAATACCCTCAGCAATTTTTGCAGCAGAACCTATAGAGGTTGGATTTGATAAAATTGTAGTAGCAAATGTCGAACCTGCTCTTATATTTGATAGTGAATATTCAACATCATCTAAAATAATAAGATTTTCTCCACCAATAAAAGATGTTGTAGAAAAATCTGTGTCACTAGAACTTTGGTATTTAATATATAAAGTATTGTTTGTTATTTCTGTTTGATTTTCGGAAGGTTGTATATAATTTTCAACTTTTGCCTTTACGCCACTTGTTTCTCCTTGAATTACTTTTCCTACAAGATTTTTAATATAAAGAGATACCGGTAAACCCAAATGATATTCATCAATCTGAACTGCAGTATACTCTGGATCATAAGCAATTTGTCCAGGAATAACTACTGAACCTTCCTTAAAAATATGACTTCCAAATTTTTCAATCTGATTTTGTAATATTGATTGTAAAGTTGTTAGTTCTCTGGCTTGTATTGGTGTTCCTGGTTTGAAAAGTACTCTTTGATAATTTTTTGAATCAGAAAAATCATCAAAATAAGGAGATACATTGAGGTTAGTTTTTTGTGGCATTTTCTTTTAAAATTCCAATATAATTTTAATATCTTCTTTTTGGCTAGAAGATCTGGGAATAGGTGCTCTATTATCTATGTATATGATTTCTCCTGACCTTTTGTTGTATTCTGCTGTTGCAATACCAGATTTAAATGTCATTCCAAGTTGATATGTTCTATTGTATGTTGAAATTGCTACACCATTAAATGAATTATCAATAACTAATGGAGTTGTTCCATTCATAGATGATCCAGTAATAGTTAAATTTCCCCCAGTCAACGGAGATGATGTAAACTCATTCAACTTATATCCAACCCCATAAGTTGCTAAACCGACAGGTTGATAATATTTAAGTACTCCAGTAACATTGTCCCAAGATGCCACAAAAGCAATCGCAGTTGAACCTGTTCCGATGGTCTGAGTAATTGTAGAATCAACTGCATAAGTTGTTACTGTATTTGGATCTACAATTTTAAGTTTAAGTGCATTTGTTCCACTCACCAAGGATGTATTTAAAAGTTCTACATTACTGCCAGATATTGTTGGATTTTTTACTATTCCAACTCTTGAAAAATCATTTCCCGTAATAACATCTGGATTGGAATCTAAAGTTTCATATCTAGAATAAACTAAAACACGATAGGCACCCAACTCTCGGTAAATATCATATCCATGACCACCTTTTGGTGGAATTATAACATCAAAAGATGCAAAAGAATCGGTTCCCACTCCAGAATTTGTTAATGAATCCGTAATACCTGGAGCGCCAGGATAAAATTGAATTGTTCCGTAAGTATAATTTTGTCCACCATCGGTAATGTATACTTCGGAAACTTTCCCAAAAGAATCTGTAGTTATTGTAACTTTTCCGCCAGTACCATCTCCCAAAATTGGAATATTTGTAAATGTAGAAGAAGTTGGATTATAAGAAATTCCTCTTTTTTTAATTACAACAGAATTTATTTTCCCATTTACGGCATTTGCCTTTGTTGATATACTTTCTCCACCTGTTCCCCAGTTCTCTGGGACAGGAATATATTCAATCGAATCAAATTTAACTATTTCTGATGGTTTTATTGTATATAGATATTTCCAAATATATTCATCTCCAGATGTTCCTGCAATTCTTGGTTCTAAATCTATAAAAGTTGGTTGATCGTATGATGGTTTTCCATTTGGATTTTCTGGATTGGATCCATTACTCAAACATATATAAACTCTTAAATCATCATTTATTACATAATAATTTGATTGATATAAACTTGATTGTTTAGTTATTGGTGTTTTGTTGTAAATGCTATAATCATGACGATACATCTCATAAGTAGTTCCTGCCGTCCAGGACACCTTTCTTATCATTCTACGAACATCGTCCGTAGTGATTTGCTTCATGGCAATTATGGTATCTTTTATATCATTTTCTTCTTTGAAATTATCCAATGGAGAAGGTCCAGATCCCCATACTGAAGACCCTCCTGCTCGTGAATCAGTAGAATTTGGTTGTCCAATAAATGTATAATATTTATTAAAGGTTTGTCCTATTCCAATCAAGCTTTTTACGAAAGTTTCAGCATTCAATACTCTAAATTGATCAGATATGATAGCAGGCATTTTATTTTAAGTTTTTATTTATTTATTTACTTTTAAATAATCCTCTAGTTCTTGTTACTTCGGGAGATGATGATAGTCCAGATAATCCATTACTATTGTTGACTATAAACTGTTGTGGCAATCCAATCCCTCTATTTTGGTAACTATATATTTTCCCCCAACTATATTTACCATAAAAATTATTCAAACTATTATTTGCATTTACAAAAATTCTATCCGAATATCCAGGAGCAGGTAAGAATGAGCAAAATACTGAAACAATTCCAACTCCAGAAGATTGGACACTTTCCGCACGATATACGCCATCAATAAAACTATTTGCTACTCCAACAATAGATGTATTTCCTCCAATTGTTGTGATTCCCGTTAAGGTATGTCCACATGCTACGTTAGTATTATATAATACGAAATAATCTCCAGTAGATATTCCACTTGCATATACCCCATAACTATCAAGAGCAGAATATCCAATTCCTAATGTTGTATTGTCATAGCTTTCAGATTTTAATTTAAAAATTAATTTCGGAATAGTTGATCCTGTTCCTACTGAAGTGTCTACTCCAACAATTATTCCGAAATCACCTTTTGCTTTAATTGATATAATTTTTTCTATTTTTACTTTTTCTGTTTCAATTAATACATTTGGAGGATTTTTCTGATCATACCCAAATCCAGAATTTGTTATAGTTATTGAAGTGACTATTCCTGACGATACGGAAGAAATAGCAGTTGCAGGATTATAAGAAGGAATAGAATATATTGAAGTGGCACCATTTCCAACTAAGACATAATTACTGGAATTTGATAAGTACAAAATATCCTTTATTGTGTTTAACTGGTTTGTTGATCTTTTTGACCAATTTTGCAAATCAAATGAATAATATAAGTTACCATTAGAATCTAACAATGTATATAATTGAGTATCATTGCTATAATTAATATTAATAAAGTTTCCTGTAATATTTGAATTAATTAAAGTCCAATCGCTCCACGTATCATTTGCTGTTGATGAAGTCAAAATAACATTTCCATTTCCAATCACAACATATCTTGATCCGTCCCAAATAATTTTATTTAAATTTTGTGAAGTGATGAAACTTGAGTTAGAATCCCAATAAGTACCAACAATAGATTTTGAAATGGTTCCATTATTTCCAACTGCAACAACTTTATTTCCATATGCAATTGAATTTAAATTTTGTATTGTATTTGATTGTTCCATAATAAATGCTGTTGTGCCAATACCAACTCCAGAAAAAATTGTTCCACCATATCCAACGCAGAACCATTTATTGAGATTTGAGAAATATTTAATATCATTAAATGTGGATATATAATTACTATTGATTTTTTGTATAATACCAAATGAACCAACTTGTTCATATTTGTTTATTTCTGTCCAAGATGAAACAGTTGTCCCAAAACCAACAGCAGTTATAATTTTCCCATATTCTCCTACAGAAACGTACCGATTTGTTCCTGCAAAAGAAACAGAATTAAATGTGATTGTTTTTGAATATCCAACATTTGTTACTGTATTGTAAACTTTTCCATCAGTAGATATTGCTACTAATCCACTTTGTCCAACAGAAACTATAGGATTTCCATATACAATTGATAATAAATTTGAATTTGTAGATAATCCAGAGGATGCACTCCAAGTTAAAATTGGATCTTTTTTGTTAATTGATATTGATGATATTGCAACTTTTGGTGAAGTGGTATAAGCATATCCAGAACCACCATCAGAGATTATTATTGAAGAAATAGTACTTGCATAGGAAACTACTGCCGTTGCAATTGCTGTAGTTGTATCTTTATTGTCTATTATTAATATATTTCTATCTTCTTCTGGTAATAAATCAACATCACTAAACAATGGAAAAGCATTATTTACATATATTTCAGTATCATCAATATTTACACTTTTTGTTAATTTTGTTGTTGGTTGAATTGTTGGGACTAAACTTGGTCTTGCTTTTGATATTAATGAACCATTTATAATTCTATCTTGAGTTTGTTTTGTCCATACTAATGGTCTAAGTTTATTTGGATCTGTAACAATACCAATGGCATCATAATTATAAGTATCAAGTTGATCACTAGATACTATTCTTTTCACTACTCTATCAAATTGTTCTATATCATAAGAATCGTAAATATTTTCTCCAATTTTGACTATATCTCCTTCTTTTATTGTTTTTGGTGGATTTATCGTCTCCACATCTAATGACGATCCTCTATAAAAAAGAACAGAACACTTTGAACCAGATTTTGGTGGTTCTGTAAATACTACTCTGCTTCCAGTTAATGTATAAGATTCACCAGGATTTTGTAGAATATCATTTAAATACACAAATAGATTATTTTCCAAAATAATATCTGATCCCGGATTTTTTTTCAAATCTACAACTTCTGTATTATTAGAAATTGTTTGAGTTAGAGTAAATTTTGTACGAGATCCATTAAAATATGACGAAAAATCATCAAAGTAAATAAATTGACCAGGATAAAAACCACTAAATTTATCTGTCATTGTTTCTGTCACTGTAATTCTAAATTCACTGAATCCTATTCCAATATTTGGATTTGTTGTTATTCCGACAACTTTAAGTACATCTCCAATTTTATATCCAACTCCTGTATTTAATAAATCAAATTGAATAATGCTAGATCCAGCACCAACTTGAATTGATGCCTTTGCTCCAAAACCATTTCCACTAGAACCTCCAGTATATGCAATACTTAGATTATTATATGAAAGTGGTGGATCTACTAATACCTTATTTAAAGACGTGGATGTATAACCAATGCCACCATTAATTATGGAGAACCCAGTTATAGTTCCTCCCAATCCAACAGTTGCAATAATTGATGCACCAATGCCAATTGTCGATGCAATACTAATTGATGGAGGGGTCCTGTAACCACTTCCAGGACCTCTTAATGTAATAAAATTAATTGTGCCTGCAGCAGATACTGATACAGTTGCTGCTGCTCCAACTAAAGGCTGATAACCATATCCTGTAGTTATAGCAACATTTGATATTCTCCCTGCATTTGGAATACCAGTTAAGAATTTTAATGTGTTTGATCCGGGTGTATCTATTCTATAATCAACTTCTGGAACTTGAAAAACATTATTAATTAAAATAATTGGATTATTGTCAATATCTGTAGAACTATTCGTATTTGTATACAAACCAACCACACTTTGTGTGTTGGACTTGAGTAAAAATTCAGTTGCACCAATTCCATTAAATTGGTCAGATATATCATCTAAAATTATATTTTTATCGACTGTATTCGAAGAATCAAATGCTCTTGAAAATACTCTCCCGGCAAAAGAAGATCTTGACACCAATTCAGGATCTGTAGACGCTATTGTTGGACCATAAGGAGGAGTAGAGAAGTATATTGTATCACTAATAATATTAAAGTCGCCCTTAAATACAGTTACTGCTGCACCAACTGTATGTGCTGCAGAAACAGTTCCCATAAATTCTCTTGTCACATCAATTTTATTTGTAGACCCAATACCTATTGAGTTTATTTTTAAATATTCATTATCAATTTGAAGAATATCATTATTGAAAATGGAATTAATTCCAGAAGAAATGAATATTGATGTAGATCCAATTCCAATTGAAGTAGAAAGTCCAATCGTAATATTTTTTCTATGTAAAGGACTTTGAATGATATTATCAATTGATATAATTACATTTTCATTTGCATTTTTAAAATTAAATGATTGAGTTCCACTTCCTAGAGTTTTTAAATCTAATGGAGAATAAAGTGTTGTAGAAAGACCACCTATTTGGAAACTATTCGAATCAATTTTACGAACAAAAATATTTGATGGTAATTTTTTAGTTCCCAACTCTGTCGCAGAAAGATAAAGATTATCAAGAGGTGTTGTTCCTCCAATATAAGTTCCGGCAATTGATATTTGATCAGTAGAACCATAACCAGAACCACCATCAACTATAGAAACTAAACTTATATCTTTATTTGCATCTCTTGTAACATTAAATATTGCTCCAGTTCCAAGACCAGTAGATGAAGATATAAGATTCGAATATGTAGAGTTTGCAGTTCCGACTCTTGTTGATGAAAGTTTTGATATTGTAAAATACAAATTATTTGTTGGAGTCGATCCTCCCATATAAGTTCCAGCAATTGATATTTGCTGTCCAACTGAATAACCTTTTCCTCCATCTATCAACTGTACAGAAGTTCCAATAGGAACTCCTGTACTATTATTGTATGTTATAAGAACTTGGAATAGTGCTCCTGTACCTATTCCTGTATTTACTGTACTTGGAAGTGGATTACCAAATCCAAAATATTGAGAAAATATACCCGGAGAAACTGTAGTACTAATTCCAGTAACAACACCAACATTCGGAACATAGCTATTATAACCATTTTCATATATTGCACTACCAATTCCTGCGCCAACTTTCATAACAACATCCAAACTCCCTAAAGCATAAGATGTTGTCGCAATACCAATTGCTGTTCCTGAATTTGAATTATAGATTATTTCTTGTCCAGTTTGAAAATTATGATTTGGGATTATGAATTTGTTATTTTCCAAATCTATAATCGTAGAAGCAGAACCTACGAATTCTTTATAAAATATTGGAATTCCGCTTGATTTGAGTTTAAATGTAGACAATCCAACAACCGATCCACCCAAAGTAGTTGTTATTCCTGTAAATTGTGAACTTATGTCGTCAATATTGTAAACTTTATTTGTTTTATTTAAAGTATATGACCTTAATGCCGTCCCTTCAGTAAAATAAATTCTTTCAACTGAATTGTCATCCAATTTGTCATCTTCATATACCATTGCAAAATTATTTTTTGTATAAAAAGAAGAATTATTGTCAATATTTACAAGTAAAAATGGATCAGGATTTATTGCATTCACTTTCATATTTGTTGATTTTGCAATTCCAAGATTTATTGGACCTTCGGATGTAGTACCAATAATATCCAAATCCGAAAACTCTTTAAATCCTGATGGATGAATGATTGATCTGACAGATTCTTTCCATTCAGTATAAGGCATTTCTCCTTTAATTGAATATGAGAATTTTTGATAATACTTATTATCTGAAATTCTTTGTTGTGAATCATTTAAAAATCCAACTCTGTCTCCAAAATCATTAATTTTATCTCTAGTAACATTAAAAGTTACTGGTAAATTGAATCTATTTACGTATTTTACTACTCCATTTAATTTTGATTTTTCGCCTAATAGTTTGTCACCAATATTTAAAGTTCCTTGAGCGTCTATTAATCTGATTTGTTTATTGTCAATATCCCACCCATTTTCCATTACAACAGCAGAGAAATTGGAAGATGTTACTCTCTCTCCAGATAAGTATTTCGAATCATCTATTATTTTCATTTCAAATTGTGCTGTATCTTTTTTATTGACAATATAACCATAAGTTAATATGCTATTATAATTTCCAAATAATCCTGTTTGTAAACCTGACATTGTATAATCAATACTATAATTTGAGGTATTGACACCAACTACAGTAAAATAGTTGTAACCATAATCTTTTGAATTAAAGTTTGCCGAACTCGCACTTCCTACTGTCAATCTGCATTTTTCTACAAAAATTTGATCACCAATAGAAAATGGAAATACAAAATCAGTTGCACCATAACCACTCTTAATGTATGGATTGATATTATCAATAAGAAACTCTACTCTTACTGTTCCTGGTGTTGTTAATGGATAAATTGTGTCGATTTCATAACCATTCGAATTATTATATGCAACAATGTTTAATGGTGATTTTAGATTATAAGAATTTTTTATAACATTAACTTTCAAAACAGAGTTGCCTTGAATTTCAGCAGACAATTCAATTTCAGTATTTCCAATTACTTTCAACTTCGGTGAAGTATTATAATTTTTTCCTCCAGTCAAAATTCCAATATAATCAACTCTTGATATATCTTTAATTGTACATACAACAGGAATACTTAATTGTGGAGAAATTGTTGGATCCGTAGGATAATCAAATCCATCTTTAATTCTATCAATTGAAATTATTTTTCCAATTTCCTGTGATTCTGGATATATAATTGCACCATTGCCCAAAGAACTACCAATTGAGCTTATTGTAGGCAATTTAGAATAAGATTTTCCGGAAGAATTGATTCTTATTTTTGAAATTGGACCATTTGCTGTTTTTGAATTTGTGTCATAATATACAGAAGATATTCCAGAATAACGAGTATATAAAGTATATTCTGGTTTTTGGTTTAAATTGAATTTAAATGATTGTGGGCTTATTGTAATAATATTTTGTTCACTACTTAATAAACTTTTTCTTATATCAATTTTATTATATCCATTGACTTCAGTATCTATACTAAGTCTTAATTTTTCTACATCGGTTGAAGAGGTGACTACAAAACTATAATAAAGTACACTAGGAATATTTCTACCATTTGTCTGAATGGTTACAGAGTTGTCAGTTCTTTCTATTGCCAATTTTTTAGTGTTTAGACTATCAATTTCAAATTTCTTTTTGAAATTAAAATCTCTATAAAATTCTAATCTTAAATTAGATAAAGATGAATCAGAAACATCAAATATTATTTTATTTCCTTCGGAAAAAGAAAGAGGTGGATTTATAAGTGCTATTCCGTGAGTTCCAAGACCAACATTAGAAAAAGATAACCCAATTCCACTTAAAGTATCACTTAAATATTCACAAAGTTGAATCTTATCGGGATTTTGTTTTAATACATAATAAATATTTTTGTCTACCAAATTTCCTATTGGGGAAGTACCAGAATAATAAATTACTTTATCACCATTTTTTAAACTATTTCCAGGTATGTTAATTGATGAAGATGAACCTAGAGAAACCAAACTACTTGAAAATCCAATTATTCCTGTAGTGATTTTTTTATTTTGAGAATCAAATCTAAATGAAATTATTTCTTCTCTTGATGGAAGAACTGTAAATCTAATTTTGTCATCGTTTACAAGTCCATGACTTTCCGAAGTTGTTACTATTCCTAGGTAATTTTCAATTTTTCCAGTAGTTTTTGGATAATTTGTTCCAAATGAATGAGAATAACCAACATTTGAATCATAATTGAAGAATAAGGAATTTAATGTATTTCCAATTCCTATAGATGTAGTAAATCCTAATGTGGAAATTCCAAGAAAATCATTTCCGAGATTTACTGCATAAACAATTTGATTATTATTTAAATTAAAACCAGAAGATGTAGAACTATTAGCAACACTTATACCTATACCAGAAGAATAACTATAAATTAACTGTTGTCCTGTATAAAATTTATGATTTGGGATATATAATGATTTTGATGGAACAAATCTGTTTAATATTGTACTTGTTCCAACTCCTACTATAGAATAAGTTGTTCCAGTCGAATTGAAACCAATATTATCAATAGAATTAAAATAAACAATTCTATTTTGTGGCAAAACAAATGGAATTTGTTCTGTTTCAAAAAACTCAAATTTGTTTGGCAATAAGTTTACACTTTCTAAACCAACACTATGAATTCCATTAAATGTACTTCTATTAACTAAAAGTTGAGAAGTTTCTGGGATTATTCCAGTAATAGTTAAAACTTCAGAACCAATTCCAATTTTATCATTTACCTCAAATCCGAATGTATCAGTGACATTAATGGTGGTTGACAATCCAGTTATTGATGTGCTTGGAATATTTGTAGTAATTCCCGTACTTTTTTGAAAAACATATATTTTTTTTACTCCATTTAGTTTGGATAGAGTTATTGATGAAATATCAGAAATTAATATAATGTCATTATTAATTAAATTATGAGGAGTTGATGTTACGCCTAAAATACTAGTTTTTTTTGTATAAAAAACTACATCATTGAATGTAGAAACACCAACAACTAAATTTGAAATTGGTTTTCCTTTAATTCTTGAAATTTGAGCACTTACTCCTGTTCCATCATTTATGGATGATAATTTTATTACATCATCTACTGAATAATTATTTCCCTCATAATCAATAGAAATTGAGGAAATTCCAGATTTTTTTATAGTTTTAACTATAAAATCTTGTTTTAGGTTTGGTGAAGTTTTCTCTAAAATTTCATATCCTGAGTTTGGAGAATTTAAATAATAATTACTAAAATTTCTAGTAAGATTATATTGTGAAATATTTTTATCTTGCGAAAAAGTTGGATCAAAATTTTCAAAAGAAGGTGTGTCTCTAAAATAATTTCCAACAATATATGGATATGTTGGTACTAATATACTTGATATTTTTTCAGTAGTTGCAAAATAAGCATAAGTTCCATATGGATATTCAGGTGTTGTGCAAAATCTTCCATTGTATTGATCCAGATCACCAGAAGCATCATACTGATAATCTTGAACAAAAAAACCACTTGTATATGAATTTGGTCTTAAATTGCTAGAAACTAAAGATTTTTTAATGTAACTTGATTTTATTGATTTTATTGTACTGTCCGTTAAACTTGTATATCCATAAGGACCATAAATTGGATTTCCGTCATATGCCCATCCAACTATTGGAGAATGCCTTAATGTATCATCAGTTTCTTCATTATTTTGTTTAATATTATCTGCTATATTTTTTCTAAGTTGCTTTGATAGATAAAAATTAATTGGTTGTAATCCTAAATTTATATCTATACTTGGGTGTGTAATAGTTTCATCATCTCCATTATATTTTATAATTAAATCTTTATTTTTTTCAATTTGATTTATTTTCCATTCAAACACATTAGCAACAAATTTAAGGTCTGTTCCTCTTCTTGTAGCGTTTAATGTAGTATTTGTATTTTTATATCCAATTCCTCCATCAATCACAATAATATCAACAATAGTTCCATCATTAACTATTGGTAATATATCTGCATATTCTCCTTCACCGTATACTATAATTTTTGCACTATTGTCATATCCACTTCCACCATAAAGAATCTGAACATCATTTATTGAACCATTGATAATTATTGGTTTCAATAAAGCTGAATTGATAATTGGTAATCTAATTTCTGGTCGTCTGTGAAAATTAATAATTTCAGAACTACCATACGAAACTCCACCATTTTCAATATAAACACTTTCAGCAGATCCCAAAACGATTGGTGTCAGTGTTGGAGAAATAATCGCAGTAGAACCTATTCCTGACGTTACTTCAACTTTAATTTCTATTGGTGGATATTTAAATGTATGAGTTCCTACTCCTGTTGAATTTAGATTAATATATTTTTTATTCAAATAATTTTCTTTTGCGGAAATGGTTCCTATTCCGGCATCTGATAATTTAAATTTATTATCATCTATTATTGATACAATATACTCAATATCTGTAGATATTCCAGTAATTGCTGTTCCTTCGTAAGAATATCTTACAAAATCTCCATTTTTAAACCCATGGTTTTTTGCAAAAATATAATTATCTGCAGTATTGATGCCAGATATCTGGTAATCAAACGTTGGATAAAAATCCGAAGATACTTTTACCAATCTATTTGAATATCCTATTCCTCTATTTTTTACATACACTTTAGTGATAGTGTTTTTCGAATTTAATGATCTAAATTCTTGAAATCCAGAACTGATTCCAGTTATATTTACAGTTCCAATTCCAGATAAACAATCTATTTTTTTATTATATAATTTGATTGTTTTTGCATTTACAATACCAATAAAATAATTTGATTTGTCAATTAAACCGGGTATATTTGAATTTCCATTTGCTATGTAAATTACTTCTTCTGAATTGTCTAAATTATGATTTTCTATAAATGTAATAGTATCATTTAATGTGCTCACATAGTTTGTATCTGCTCTAAATTTTGAAATAATTTTTGATTTAACCAAATTTGGTTCTAAAACTGCTCCAGTACCATTTCCACCAGTTAAGGTTATTTTTGGCTTTCTGTCATAACCAATTCCTGGAGAATTTATTTTAACATCAGATAAAGAACCAGAAAGAATTAAATGTATATTACACCCAGAACCAGAAGAATCGGCAACTTCAAGTTTTGGGGAATTTATAACATCATATTCTTTTCCTGGATTTGTTACAACAATTGAATTTATTTTTCCATAATAAAAATTTTCATCAAATAAAGTAGGGGAATATATTTCAACTCCATCAATAAACAAACCAATTTGCCTATTAAAAGTTGTTCTTTCATTTTCATTATCAAAATAATCAATAGCATTATCTAATTTAAATTTTTTAAATAGTTTTTGATTTTTGACTATTTTATTTTCATACCCAAATTTATAGATATAATCAGATAAAATTGGATTAGATATTTGAACATATTTTTTTTCAAATACATCAGCATTACTATATGATATACTTATTCTATCATCATCTATTTTGGTCAAAAAATAAACACCAGTAGATATTCCTGAATATGAAGATGGGAAATAATATATTTTATCTCCAGTTAAAAAATTATGTTTTGGTGCGTTTAATATCGAAGTTGTGGATGTTCCTACTTTAGAAATTGTTGTTTTTGTGTCTGTAGAAGTAAATTTATAATTTGGTAATCCAGAAGTATTAATGTAACTATATTTTTCTTCTTTATCGATATAAGTGTTTTGAATTGCTCCTACAATACTATTTGAATCTGTAAAATAATCAGAAGAAGTTTTATTTAATCTTTTCTTTATTCTTAAGATATTTGAAATATTCAAAGAAGACGAAGATTGTACAATAATTTTATTTTTTATACCTCTATAATAACCATCTTCAACTTCTATTACTGTTGCTTCAATGTCGATGTCATCTTCAACAAAAATTGTTTCATTTACGTAAAATGCAATATCATCCTTTAGTGTTATTCTATAAGTATTTGAACCAATCAAATCAATATTATCAATATTATGATATGTTGGAATATTGTAAACCCAATTGGTAAATTTAATATTATTTGATAAATTTTTTCCAAAAGTGCTTAATGAAATTTTATCACCTACTTTTATCCCAGAAGATTTTGAAAAGTCTACTTTATCGATTACATTAATTACTCTGAATTTTATTGGAGTCGTATTATTTTCAATATATGAATATGCTAATTTATCTTCAAATAAAATATCACCAAAATTTAAAGAAGTAGATAGACCAGTAACATTTAATAATTCTGTATTTGTTTTTTCTGTGTACTGTAAAGTAATTTTGTTTAAATCAGTTTTTTTTGCAATAATTGTTCCAGATTTAGCAAATCCAATAGTAGAGTCTACATTAATAATACTTGATGATTTTGGTGTATATTCAAGTACTTTTGTTGTTCCAGTAGTTTCAAATGAACCAATAAATGATGTACTATCTAATGATATTTCATATAAATCTTTATTTGTTACTGGTCGATATTCGACATTATAAATCGAAGCAGAAACAGATCCTATTCCAGAGATATATTGATATAATGTTGAACCTTTCAGAAGAGTTGGATCATCTCCTGAAATTTTTTCCACTAAAATATTTTTAGTTATGAAATAATTATTATCAGATGGCCTCAACATATATTCTTGAGGTTTTATGACTTCTATATTTTTTCCATATAAAACTGAAAATAAAATCTTAAATGATTGATCTGTTCCTTTTGTTTTATAAAAATCTTTTGCTCTTGATAAAATATTTTGTATAGAAATTCCAGTTGTAAAATTTCTTTCCTCAAAACCTGGTAAAAATTGATATTTAAAATTTTTAAATATCTCAAGAAAAAATATTAAACTTAAATTATTTACAGTTGAATTGGCAGAATGGTCAGATGCTTCAGTTACCGTAAAATTTAAAAATTCTGGATTATTATCTTTTTGTATACTATCAATTCCACTAAATCCTCTTATACAACCTAAAAATGAATTTGCAGTTTTTGAAGTATAAGTGATAATTTCATCATTAATTTTTATAAGTCCATACTTATCAGGAAATCCGATAGTATGTGATACTAGAATTGTATCATCGAAAGATAAAACATTCTGCAATAATACTGAAGGGAGTTGCAAATCAATGAATGTTTCATTATTAAAATTTTCAATTTTTTTATAATTATTTAAATTACTTGCTAAATCTGTTACTCCAGTTTGATGTTCTTGTGAAATATAATATTGAGTTAAAAAATTTTTAAATAATGGATATTCCTCATTTAAAAATTCTGGAATTTGTGAGTCCAGAATATTATTAATTTTTACTCTCTTAAATTCTGTCATTTTATCTTGTGTAATATCCGTTTAAGTAACTTGATGTCGAAACATATGAAGTAGCAGAAGTATTTTCTCCAGATGTGATAATATCTTCTATTATATTTACCACACTATTTGAACTGTCTATTTGTAAATATAAATCTTTAAGTGCTATTATATCATTTGACTCTGGAGATGCTTCAATTTGAATTATTCCATTTGATGAAGAAGTTGAAATAATATTCACAACTCCTAATATAATTTCTCCATTTTTGTAATTTACTGTTCCTGCATTATTTTTTACAACAATTGGAAGATTATCAACTAATTTGAAAAATATTATTTTTCCAGTTTCTTTAGTAAGAGGGGAATCGGTAATATAAAGAGTATCTGATATTCCTTCTATTTTAAATCCACTAGATTTTATACTATAGTTATTTGTTTTTTGGTGAAATTTATTTCCAAAACATAATTCATATGTAGAAAATTTATTAAACTCTGGTTGCAAATCCCTTCTCATTTTAATTTTTGTTATATTTGAAGTAATTGCTTTATTTGTATTATCAATTAAACTATTCATTTTACTATATTTAAATCTTCCACCAAAACTATTCACATCAGAAGATTTGGAGTAAGATATAATAGTATTTAAAACTTGATTTTTAAGTGTACTTGGTGTAGAACTAAATGCTGGATTGTAATAAATTGTAGTATCAATTTCAATAAACAAATATTTTAAATCAATAATTTCTGGTTTAATTCCTGCAATGCTGTACTGTTTTAACTTTTTTTTAATTTCATTCTTACTTATTTGTGATAAGTAATTTCCATTTCTTGGCTTAATCGAAATGAATACTTTTCCATATTCTGGTGGTGTCAATTCGTCTCCGCCATAAGCAGTTACCGAATCTACATTTGGATAAATGTAAGGTATAATACCTTTATAATCATTTGCTGTTACTGCTCTATATTGTGATGCATAAATTCTTGGTGCCAAATATTTGATTGAGTCCATTGACTCAATATCATCACCATTTTGTGAAGATGATATTGTCGTAATTAATGAAATTCCACTAGTTATATTAATAGTATTATTATCTATTAATCTTCCGGAAAAAGTAAAAGAAGCAGATCCATCAGATTCCTTTCCATTGGTGACAATATATGAAACATTTATTGTACTCTGGTGTGTTGGTTTTTTTCCTAAAATATTATCTCCAAATAAAATTTGATATTTTTCATCTTCAACTTCTTGAATTAAAAATAATTTGGAATTTTTATCAACATTTAAAATATTTTCATATAATGTATAATTTTCCGTACTAGTATTTGTAACTGAAACACGAATAGTAGATGTATCGATATTTGAATTTGGTAAAATAAATTTTTGATTTAATTGACTTTCATCAACTACAAATTTTTTGGTTAAGTATGTACCTTCATATATCTCTATATTATCAAATGTTGATATTTTGTTATCGTCTACAGGTACTGTAATATCTGATGGTATTGAATATGTATAATTTCCATTTTGTATCGCTCCTAAGGCAACTACTCCTGCCTTTAATGTTACTGTTTTTGAGTTTAAATTAGCGACATCAACACTAAAAGATATATTTGCAATTGATGATCTTTTAGAACGAGGAACATATCCAATATTTCTTGCAAGAGAAACAACATTTTCTCTTAAAGTGGCACTATCAAGAAAAGATTCATTTGCCTGCATATTTGTGTTATATGCAGTAATGTAACTATTATAAGCTAATATGTCAATCAATACTGAAAAATTAGATCCTTCAAAATCAAAGTCAGTAAAATTTGAATCAGACCTCAGATAATCTTTAATCTGAGTTCGCAAATCATTAAAATCTAAATTTGTAAACTGATTGAATGACATTATACTCTTGTTGGTTGTAAGATAAATTCTATATTTTGTGTTGGAAATGGTAATCCAACAATATCATAAGAAATACTAATGTTTAACTCGTTTGTATCTGCTGGTTCATCGATAAAAACAGTCCTTAATTTAATTCTAGGTTCAAAATTGTTCAACAATGATGTAATTTCTTCTTGTAGAAATGAACTAATCCCAGAATTTTGCAATTCAAACATTGATTTTTCTACTGATGAACCCAACAAATCATTGAAAAATCTTTCACCAAGGCGAGTTCTAACTAAATTCATAACAGATCTTTTAATTGCATCCTCATTTTTGAGTGCAATTATGTCATTTGTAACTGGATGTCTCGTAAAAGACAAACTGATGTCCTTAAAACTACGAGAAATTGTTACTGCCATTCAAATTTTTGCTCTTTTATATATCTATAATACTTTTTACCAAGTTTTTCCGTAATTTGGTTCAGTTCCATATTCCCAATCATCATAATCATTATCATTACGAATTATTTCATGAAGATCAGTTTGTTTCTTTAAGTCATGTTTTGGTGCCAAATCGTGCATGATTTCTTGAATCACTCTCGTTGCTGGTTTTGATTTATAATCAGCAATTATGTGAGTAGTGTTCCACATATCATACATGTAATTGTTATCTTTATCGACGTTTAAATTTGACATTGTTGACTCCTGTTTTAAAAATAAAACAGAACTTTTATTAAGGAGGTTTCTATCTCCAATTATATTTAACGATTCAAATTACGAAAGGTATAATTATAAGAATCTAAGTATTTAAGTAATTCTAAAGCAACAATTTTTGGATTTCCTTCTCCACAAGTGTAAATATCTATCGCAATACATCCTTTTTCCGGCCAAGTATGTGCTGAAAAATGACTTTCTGCTAATGCAATTACAATCGTAAGACCTTGTGGTTCAAACTTATGAGTAAAGATATTTAAAATATTCATTTTGGCACGAGAAATGCCCCTTTTGATTGTTTCCAAAAGGGGCATTTCGTTATTTAAAATACCATATTCGACATCATATACCTCTAATAAGAGGTGATTGCCCATAGAAAACTTTTCCAATACTTATGATACTAAAAATTTATTTAGTTTATTTAAAATCTAAAATTGTATCTCGATGTAAAGTATGATTTTTTTGTATTCTTATATCAGAATTTTTAAAAGTCCAACATATTCCTCCATCATCTAAAAAAACAACCCATTCAAGATCATGTTCTTGAGAACGATCAATCAAAAAGAAAGCCCAACCTTTGCCTTTTGGTGTTAATAATGGAATCGGAGGATTAAGTTGAATCATAAATCAGCGTCCTTGCCCTCGATACTTTTTTCGAGCGGAATTCCGACTCGTTTTCGAATACTTTGTATTCTTTCCTTGTCCTTGAAGTGTATTCTTAGGTGTACTATCAATCTTTTGATCTTTCTTATTCAGTGCCATTTTCAATCTTCTCCTTTTTGGTTCAAAAAACGGTTTTTGACGGGATTTTTGCGCGAATTTTATAAAGACACTATAAGAAGTAATACTTATAACGTCTCTGAGATATAAAAAATGCCCCTACAAGACTTGTTTAAATCTTATAAAGGCATTCTAAGTCAAACCTCTGAAAGTGTCAAGAACGGTCTGAGAAATGATGCTCAGATGATTCTAGTCTTTTCATGACCCACACGAATCTGAGGATCACACCAAATCTCAAATCCTGCTTCTTTTGCATCTAGACAAAATGAGACATCTTCGCCACACATATCCTGTACCTCACCAGATTCAAATACTTGCATCTTAGGAGCAAACCAAGGATATTCAAGATTCTCAAATACTCCCTTCTTAATCAGTACCCAACCAAATCCAGTATAATCAACTGTAAATGGCTTGCGGCGCTTGCTCATCGTTTCTAAGGTTTCATGATTCATTACTCCCCCATTTCCTCTGAAATCTTCTTCTTCCAACCAATGGGCGACTGATGTGGTTTGTCCATCTTCTGTACAATACCAACCTGCTGCAATGTCCTTATCCATCGCTACAAGGCGATAGAACTTCTCTGTATCAAACACAATATCACTATCAATCCATAACTGATAATCATACTGAAGCTTACCATCCCAGGGCACCTGCTTTGGTCCTCTGAGAACATTTGCACCAAGACACTTGCAACGAGCAAAGTTCACCATGGAAGAATAATCCTGTGATATTTGAATGCTTGCACCAGATTGCACAAGATCAAAACATAACTGAACAAAATTCTTCAAATAAGTATACGATACTCCTCGACCTGGAAGGCAAAATACAACTGATTTGCCTTGAATCATTTCCTTGGCCGCCTGCAAATTAAAACCATCCTCTGAAGAGGAACTTCTTGGCGCCGCTGCTTTAACCGTAAATCCTTTTGCCATAAAAATTGAAATAGTAACGTTTACATTCTACCACCGCAAATCAAATTTTGCAAGGTGGATTTGTTTTATTTAGTGTAACTTCAATGTCGTTGTCATTCCCCCCAGAAGTCCATACAAGTCCTCTGATAAGTTTCAGATTCTCCTGTAAGTCATTCTGAGAAATATGACATAATACTTTTGTACCTTTTACATTAATGTTATACGTATTCATCTTCTTCGATCTTTCGGAGTAACTCTGTCAGGTCCTCTCTCATTCTTTCATTAATTACTAATATCTTATCTGTATCCAATCTATGTTGAATTGTTTCAATTAGTATGTCTTTTTCAAATTCGTCAAACTCTAATTTCATTTTTTTCCTTTTTTGTCTTCAAAAATTATATATGCATAATGGCTTTTTAGAATACTCACAGTTTCTTTCAAACATACCCATATATAAAAACATTCATCCCTTAAAGTAATTGTGGTGCCCCACCATCTCTCATATAATGACCTTTTTGACATATTTTTTTCCTCGGAAATTTTTTTATATAACAGGTAAACCCCTCAACGATTTCAAATGGACTCGTAATCACTCACTCGTTTTTGGTCCGTTGTAGGTTAGGGTAGTTTGCCTTTTTTATATCGGGGCATCGGTTTATAATAATAAACAACCGCACATCATAATAACTGTCATTTAGAACTGTTTGATTGTAATGACGAACTATACCCAGGGTATAAGATATACGAACAAGTAGTATTTGATATTATACATAACTGTTTGATTATAATGACGAACTATACCCAGGGTATGAGACACGAAGTGTTTCGGAGGTTGTGTAAAGAACTGCTGCCTGATAGTAACTGATAGAAACTGTCCGACACGAATATGATACCACTGTTCGGCACGAATGTCAACACTACCCAGGGTATGATAATCAAACAGTACTGGGGGTAAGCACGAACGTTTTCCACAGATATTCAATAGTTTTCCACAGTTTTATATAAGTTTTCCACAGATATTCAATAGTTTTCCACAGGGTAAATCTTATAAACTATTGCAAACACTAGGACGAACTTATAACCTGTGGAAAACTTATAACGAAGTCATTATACTGTCCTATCATAACCACGAACAACCTGTGGAAAAATAGTTTTCCACAGGCACGAAGTATAGGAAGAACTAATGATACTTGTCAGTATTATCAGTTCTTGTGGGGTTGACAAATAAACTGTGCTGTGTTATAATTAACAGGCTAAGACGACAATAAGATCTTATAATAATCTATAATAACACACATTACTCTATAATACTCTATAATAACACATATAACATCATCATTATATCACATTATAACAATACTTAACGATTACTAACATACATTTTTAATCATATTTAATCATTACCAAATAGTAACGTATTATACAACACTACGTTACATATATCTCATTCATTCGCATGAGTTGATTACGAATATCGAATACTTCCATATCATCCATATCAATCATTTCCATTTCTACAGGTAGAAACTCATTTAGATTGATTGAACCATTCTCATACAATGGAGCAAATGTAAGTTCATTGTATTCATCGAGTGAGAATACACAACCGTATCCTTCTTTGTAGATCATGTTCATTTAGTGTGCTCCAGTTCTTGTTTGATTTGTTTGAGATTCATTCCTGCCCAAAGATCAAGGGCAATATCTGCTTTTTGAATTGCAGTCCAAAGTTTAGGATGATCTCTCCAATCTACAACATCCTCATCAATTGCTATAAGCAAATCAAGAATACAGATTTTATAGAGTTTTTCTGTTTCAGTCATTTGATAGTAATGGTTTGATTTTTAATTTGACAAATACGAGAAAGATTATTACCAGCAAGAGCAACTTGAATGAAACTATAATTACTATTACATTCTTGATTAAGTGCTTGTTGTGTTACGATTACACGACTCACATCAACAATAGAAGCAACTAAAAGAATAACACATCCAACAATAGTAAGAATTTGAGTGGGATTGTTTTTCATTTGATTCAAACTCCTTGAAGTTCTTTGATGATTTTATCAGCAGCAAGTGCAAGAGTATCTACTTTCTTCTTTGTAGGTAGGATTACATTTGCTTCAGGAACAACGTTATCTTCTTGTGATTGTGATTTAGTACCCATTGGGGCATTGGATTGTATTGTAGAAGGTGTGAGAGAGTTTAGAACTCGTTCTGCCCTTTCTTGTAGTATATCTTCTTTCTTCTTCTTATTCCGAATTGCAAGTTGTTGAGTGTTAGTCATCACTCGACCTTGTGCATTTAATTCAGCAATCCGCGCCCAACGTTCTTGCTTTTGTGCTTCGGTTTTGGTGATGTTGTTCATTTGAGTTTGTTTGTTGTGAGTGTGTGTGAGAGAGAGAAGATTAGGCAAATACAGAAACTAATGGATTGAAGTCATAACAATTGTCACCTTCAACAAATTCATATACAACTACCTTCTCGCCATTACATACAACACTCCAAACAAGTGCATTTTCTTTTGCATCATCAACATTATCATACCACTCGGCATCAGACAAATCAAAAGAA